TTAAGAAGCTTCCTATTGATAGAGCGAAAAATCGAAATAATACGTCTGGCACAATGGGGGTATCATGGCATAAAAAAAACCAAAAATGGAACTCTTATATAAGAGTTGACGATAAAGTTATTCATTTAGGGTGTTATTCTATTTTAGAAGAAGCAAAACAAGTCCGAACCGAAGCAGAAATAAAGTATTACGGCAGAACTGCGGAGGATAAAAATATTGAGCAATGCTAATAAACCAATATACATATTGTCAATAGATGCAAAGGATGCTGTAATATCTAATAGTTATATTGATGGAAGCAAAAATGAATATGCTACAAGGTATGAAACGGGAGAATATAATCTAAAGAGATACAAAAATACTTTAGATTATTCATTGGAACAAATAACACTTGAAGAAGTTTATCAAAAAGTCTATCGGCGTAATAATTTTTCTTTTAGCTCTAATGAAAAAGATTATTCAAACAGTGTGATAAATGTCACATTTAAATTCAGCATTAAAGAATTCAACCTTGTGGGATCGGATACGTTTGTGAGATATGGATATAATTATAAAAATTGTATCTTTGAAGACGGATCGTGCATAAAAGATAATCTCCTTATTGGAATAAAAATAAATCATCAAATCGAAGATCCCATATCTAACAAGCTATTAGAAGATTTTTTCATCTTTGAAGATGGGTGTTATAAAAAAGGAAAATTAAAGACATTATACACCGTGGCACAACTTAGGAAAGAACTATATTCTAAAGGATTTAATTGTAATGGACTTGTTTTTAAAAGATTTAAGAGAAGCAGCGGGTCTAGCCGTGTGGGTAAATGCTTATTTATAGATGAAAAACTATATCCAAAAATGGAGAAGTGGCAATCTTGTGGAATGAAGATTAAAGAAGGAGACCCGATTGACCTAGCTAGCTATGAAAGTTATATTTCTTTAACTCTTAGTAGTATCATCGATACGATAGAATTAAATTTTGAAAACATACTTGTTATTGATGATTATGAGTCAGTATTTAAAGATTCAGTTATTGCAACAGAGGTTATTGGAGAAGAATTAAAAACAAGCGAAAAAGAAGTTGAAATTCACAATTCAATATGGGATGGACAGTCATTATTAGACATCTCAGTTTTTGGAAAGTATAAAGATAAAGGAATGATTCTCCTTAGAAATAGATTTTTTAAGAGCTGTTGTTTTAATACAAACATACAAAGATTTTTTGTTGATAACGACATTGTAGATATCTCACAGTTGAATGGGTTTACTTTGGCCAAAGATGTATCTCAAATAAAAATGATCACAACACCGAGCTCTATAAAATTTTTAAAATTTGGAAAACTTGAGGATTGGCTAAAACAATTGAATAGTTTATTTGGAGTGGTTAAATATGATAAATCCACAGGAAAATATGACAAAATGGTGCAAATCCATTATCAGTTATTAAATACATTACAGCTAACCAAAGATGATGTTCATGAATTAGTGAAGCCGACACTTTCTTATTTAAAAGATATATGTAATGAGCCTGCTGTTTTAAAGCATCACATAAAATATCCTGAAGGTAAGGAATTTAAAGAAATTTCCTTAAATGATAAAAATGAAATAATTTATAATATGTTGTGTCTGAATAAAAGATTTTATGAAACAAAACTTTATCATGACTTCAAGGTTTCATTATTGAAAGCGGAAATCAAAGCCTTAAGGTGTGGACATATTTTTGTAAAAGGAAATTACTCAACTTTGCTAGGCAATCCGGGGGAGATGCTACAACAAGCAATTGGAAAATTTGAAGGAAAATCTCAAATTGGCATAGGCAATATTTATAACACCAGCTTCGAATTTAACAAAACATTATTGGGTAGCCGGAGCCCTCACGTCACCGTTGGCAATTGTCTCTTATGCACCAACAAAGATAATGAAACAATTAAAAGATATTTTTATCTGACTGATCAAATTGTCGTGGTGAATAGCATAAACGAAAATCTTCTAGAGAAACTTTCTAGTTGCGATTTTGATAGTGATACTTTGCTCTTAACAGACAACGATATTCTGATAAAAGCAGCAAAGAAGAATTATAATAACTTCAAAGTCCCAACAAGCTTAGTTGAAGCCAAGAAAACAAATAGGTATTACACTGACGAACAAAAAACTGACCTAGACATAAAAACAGGATGTAATAAGATAGGTGAGATCATCAATTTGTCTCAAGAATTAAATAGTCAACTCTGGGATCGTCTTTATCATGGAGAATCGATTGATGATGTGAAAGAACTTTACTACGATATTTCTCAATTAGATGTTATGTCATGTATTGAGATAGACAAAGCAAAAAAAGAGTTTTTAGTAGATAATGTTAAGGAAATGCGTAAAATTAAAGATAAAAACATAAAAACATCTGATAAATATAACAAAAAACCTTATTTTTTCAAGATTTTATCAGGATTTAAAGGTTATGAAGTTAAAGATTCGACAAATTATATGCATTATCATACAGCCATGGACTATTTACAAATTATTATCGAAGACTTTATCAAAGAAACTAAGTTATATCGAAAAAAGAATGATTTTATCTCATTTAGTGAGGTCGTAAATTTTGTTGATTATGATTACAGAAAAGTTGACAGATGGCAAACGAAACGAATTTTCGAAACCGTGTATAAATATAAAAGCGATGTGATAAATGTTTGGCATGATTTTGAGATTGATTACCTTGAAAAGATGATTGAGACACATGCTCTTAGGTTTAAATGTGTAGATTATGTAAACAAGGTTAAAATGAATACAAATACGATACTATGGCTTATCAGAGCCATCGAGTCTCCGAAATACTCTTCAATCCGACGATTCCTTTTTGCTATTTTATTCTCAGAAATAAACTCTCCATTCTTCTCTCTTATCAAATCTAGCCAAGAAAATACAGGCGAATTAATTGCGGATTCTAACGGAAATATAACAATATATGGCGACAAATATGCAATTTCTTACAATAAATGACCAAAATTTACATTTTTTTGATTTTTTATTTTCATAATTTCCCGTTAATTAACGGTTTATTTTAACTCCCCTAAAGTGAAAGGTTAGGAGGAAAGAAGGAGGTATAATAGTGAAATATAAGAATGACGAAATAATGTATAAAGAAATTGTAGGAATTTTCAACTGTGAGGACATGACAGTTGAGGTGGAATCTGAAATTATTGATTTGAAAGAAAATCTTGAAGCATATGACGGATGCGATATTGTGATCAAGCTCAGAAAAGAGCTCTAAATGCAAAGAATAAATGGAGAACATGAATATCTATTCCACAAAAGAATAATCCTTGGAAAATTGGTTGATAAGACCGTAGACGAAGATTATTCTGAATTGGCAGAAGACGCTTTTGGAGAAACGAGTTCTGCGGATCATTGCAGAAAGATGATGTATGGATCGAAACACACTTTGGAGTTAGCAGAAGATTACATGGCATCGATGATTGGTGAGGGCGATGAAGAATTTTTAAGTAAAATAGAATTGGCTAATATTTCACTTAAGAAGGAACGTTATAAGATTCAAAATGAACGGATGTTATTCAACAAGCTTATTAGAGAGCAATCAAGACAAGAAACCGCCAAAGAAGTAATTGAAACAACTTTAAAGAATTTAGATATGCCAACTCTGAGTTTTGGCACGAAGGCGAAAGTTGACTCAAATGACACAGAAATGCTTATCAGTTTAAACGATCTTCATATCGGAGCCTTAATCGATAACGCCTATAATAAATATGATTCTGATGTTGCAAAAGACATGCTGGAAGAATATTTCGAAAAAATCGTAGAAGTTAATTCGGTTCAAAAATGCAAAACTGCGACAATTTGGGCAAACGGAGATTTAATTTCAGGTCAGATTCATCGGTCTATTGTTAATCGGGAGACTCTAACCGAGCAAGTAATGATTGCGTCTGAAATTATATCTCAATTTGTTTCTGCTGTTTGTGGTGAATTTGAATCTGTTCGTTGGTGTAGTGTCTCTGGAAATCATAGTCGCACGAATCCGATAAAAGAAGAAAATTTATTTTCGGATAAGCTGGACGATCTCATTGAGTTTTATTTAAGAGCAAGACTACAAAATATAACAAATATTTCTTTTGATGACTATGAAAAAATTGATTCTAGTCTCTATAAGGTTTTCGTTAAAGGATTAGCTTTCTGTGGTTGCCACGGCGATTATGATGCCGAAGCACGTATTGAAGTTTTACAGAAGTTTTGTGGAGAAAAATTGTATGGCGTACTTTCTGCACATAAGCATAGCAATAGATGTATGAATATTAGAAACATCAGGGTTTATCAATCAGGATCTTTTCAGGGGATGGATGACTATTGCCTTTCTAAGAGAATTTTTGGGCATAGCGAGCAGCTAATTTTGATTTGTGGAGTTGATGGTGTTTTGTGCACATA